TAAGACAAGAAAACAAGCACATGTCTCTGCCTGAAGCGTGGACTGATGCAACGCTAGAAGCATTGGGTGTAGCACGGGTAACAAAGACTGATGCACCTGATGTTGGCGAATGGCAAGTGGCTGTCAAGGATGGCGTAGAGCAAGTCGATGGTGTATGGCAGGAAAGGTGGGTAACTCAAGAGATGTTTACCGAATACACTGAAGAAGTCACCGATGACGAAGGCGTAACTACAACGGTTACCCACACTGTACAGGATCAAAAGGATGCCAAGGTAGCCGCTGACAATGCCGCCCTAGAGGCCACAGAACGAGCTACACGGGACGATCTGTTGAAGGCTACAGACCACTACGGGTTATCTGATGTGTCCATGACAGACGCTATGACGGCCTACAGACAGGCGTTACGGGACGTACCACAGCAAGAAGGGTTTCCACAGACTATCACATGGCCCACAAAGCCAGAGTAATCTATGGACCCGTTGTCTTTGGTAGCTATGGCGTCTACTGCGTTCAAGGGTATAGAAGTCCTTGTATCCAGAGGGGCTGAGATTGAGCAAGTAGCTCAGAAGTTAGGACACTGGTACAGCTTTGTTTCTGACTTACGTGAAGCAGAGAAGGAAGCAGAGAACCCACCGTTGTTCAAGAAGTTGTTTGACGGTGAATCTGTAGAGGCACAGGCGCTTAACGCTGTCATAGCTAAGAAGAAGATAGAGGAACAAGAGAAGCAGATCAGAGAGTTAATCATGTACTCTTACGGTCAAGACACCTACAAAGAAATGATGCAGATGCGTCGTGACATAAGAGCCAAACGTGAAAAGCTGATCTACAAACAAAGAAGAAAACAAAGAATAATGCTAGATGTATCAGCAATTATTACGGCACTACTTGTGTCTGCTGGGATTATCTGGACCACCGCAAGTATTATACAAGGGGTTTAAAAATGGATGAGTCCGCAAAACAAGTAATTGATGTAATGAGCGTAGGTACTATGCTAGGGGCACTTGGGTCACTGTTACCGCCTATTGCCGCTCTGTTTACTATTGTCTGGACAGGAATACGTATCTGGGAAACAGAGACAGTACAGGGACTTAGGAACAAGGACAAAGACTAAGGTATGTGGACAGCACTAATTGGCCCTATAGCTGGACTCGCTAAGACTTGGCTTAACAACAAGCACGAGCAGTCACAAGCTAAACACGTAGCTAAGATGGAAGTCATCAAGAACACTGCTACGTGGGAACAAGAGATGGCGGCGGCTAGTGCAACCTCGTGGAAGGACGAGTGGTTTACTGTAGTGCTGTCGATGCCCCTGTTGGCTGTGTGTTACGGAGTTGCTATGGATGACTTGAGTATTATGCAGAGGGTAGGTATGGCTTTTGTTGAGCTAGACAAGTTGCCTGATTACTACCAGTACTTGCTTTACGTAGCCGTGACTGCCAGCTTTGGCATACGTGGTGCTGACAAGTTGATGCAGATGAAAAGTGGTAAGTAACCTATGGCTGATGACTTAGAAGAAGTAGTTGTTACTGCAACAAGAAAACCCGACCTGACTTATAGTGATTTACTAAGAGTTTTAGCCACACGAAAGTTAGACGGAGCCGCTGGTGAAGGCGGTGGGCTTTTAACCGACCTTCCAACAGGAGAAAAAATTCTTGATGAGATAACTGAAGAAGATTCTGAATGTGGTGAGGGAAAAGTTAAAGTTGTAGTAACTAGCGGAGCTACAACATATACTGGATGTGCTTCTATTTCAGAAGTTCAAGAGTATATAGGCGACGATAATATAGCTAGAGTTCCATCTGATAGTAATATTGGTATGGATATTATAAAGTCTGCCACAGACACAGAAGACACAGAAGAGCAAGACCCTCGTTTACTAGAAGCAATCAAAACTCATGGGCAAGCCGCAGTTGATGATGCTCTAGCTAAAATAAAAGAATTTGAAACTATTATAGGAAAAGCCGTAGACGATCCTTTTGGTACGCTGGAAGGAATTATTACTTCTACTTCCTCTGGTACTAAATCTTGCAGAGAAAGTAATCCTTCAGATTGGATTAGAAATTGCGTAACTGTTGGCGTAACTCTTCCAATTCCTTTACCTTTACCGGGGCCGCTGGGTGGAATATTTAAAGGCGCTACCGTAGGTGAAATAGAAGACGCAATTAAAAGCGCTGGAACAACAATTAGTGACGTTGTTAACGGAAACATTTCTGTTGAAGAAGTTATAGATGACTTAGGCGAGTGGATTGGAGATAAAGTAAAAGGCGTTTTAGGAGACGAAAAAGGAAGCGTTAGTATTGAGTCTATACTAGGCGCAATAGGAGGCTTTTTACCTAATGTTGCCGCTGGCGTTATTTGGAGTACTTTTCAAAACAAAATTGAAAACAAACTAAATCTCCCAATACTATTAACTACAGAAGATGGAACAGAAGATTCTAGGTGTAGAGACGCAGAAGGAAACCTGACTCCTTGGGGAGAACGTAATCCAGCATCTTGTGGACAACCTGTTACGTTTGAAGAAAGCGATTTGTTTGGCACAGGAGGTCTTGATTCTACGCTAGAGTGCGATGAAGGTACTGCTGACGGAAAAGGTAACTGTGTTTGTCCAGACGGAACGCTAGAAGACAGAAACGGAAAATGTGCAGATACTGTTGTAGACACAGAAGTCGATCCTAGATGTTCAAACCCTTCGTTTGCCGCACGTAACCCAAGTTTATGCGGTGGACAAACGACGTTTACTGAGGGACCGGGATTTGGTTTTACTGATGATGATACCACTGAAACCCGCTGTACCGACGTTAACGCTACTGTAAACGAAGATGGTAGCTGTGGTGATTGTAAAGAGGGATACAGCAGAAAACCCGGAGAAACTGCTTGTACCGCAGACGGAACAACAACAGGTGGTGGTGACGATACAACAACAGTTGTCGAAGATGATTGCTCAGTAATCAATGCAGACAACTACAACCTGTGTGGTAAAGTGGATTGCTTTACTAACGAAACTCCCGGTCCTTATGTAGATAAATTCTCTGATTGTCCCCGTGATGACGAAGTTGGAGATCCTGAAGAACCTTTAGGCCCTACATACGAGTGTGACGATCCTAACGCTACTGTAAGAGAAGACGGTAGTTGTGGCCCGTGTAAAGCTGGGTACGTGTACGATGGCGCTGTAGAAAAATGTGTACAAGATTCGGTAACTAATCCTTGTAACGACGCTACGTATGCGGCGGCAAACCCACAAGAGTGTGGCACTGGATCAGAATGTGTAGATTGTAGTTGTGCTGAGTATGCGGCGGCTAATCCAGAAGAGTGTGGTACAACTCCTCCTCCCCCTCCTCCTAGCGGTGGTGGCGGTGGTGGCGGTGCTGGTGGCGGTATGTTTTCCGTAGATGCTGGTTTTGAGTTACAAGGTGATCCACAGCTTTTGACTAAAATGCAGTTTCCAATTGAAAACTTTTTACAACAATATGTAGAAGGGATAGATAACCAAAATACTAGCATAACTAGTTTGTTTGAGGGCTTAGTATGACCTATTTAGACATAGTAAACAACGTACTGAGGCGTTTACGAGAAGACACAGTAACAACCGTAAGTGCCAACACGTACAGTGCTATGGTTGGTGACTTTATCAACGACGCCAAACAACTCGTGGAAAACGCTTGGGATTGGTCTAATCTTAGGTCTACCCTTACGATCACCACGGCGGCTGATGATTACACGTACTCACTGACGGGCTACCAAGACCAAGGCAAGATATTGAACATCATTAACGATACGTCTAACATTGTTATGGAATACAGACCACAAGAATGGTTTGACGATAAGTTCTTTGTAAACACTCCTGCCTCTGGTGCACCACAGTACTACACGTTCAGCGGTATTGATGGCTCTGGTGACGCACAGATTGATGTGTACCCTAAGCCTGACGGGGTTTACTCTCTGAAGGTCAAGAGCGTCATTAGGAACGTAGCCTTGAGTTCTGACTCTGACACACTGGCTATTCCTAGTCAGCCTGTGATTCACATGGCGGTAGCTCTGTTAGCTCGTGAACGTGGGGAGACAGGTGGTACGTCAACACCAGAGTACTTTGCTATTGCTGACAAGTACCTATCTGACGCTATTGCTCTGGACGCCCAGAAGCACCCAGAAGAAACTATTTGGTTTACACCGTAGGAGACGCTAGATGGCCCAGCCACTACAAAGCATTAACTTAGTTGCTCCTGCGTTCAAAGGGATCAACACAGAGGATTCTCCGCTTGCACAGGATACGTCTTTTGCGGAGATTGCAGACAACGCTATTATTGACAGACGAGGACGATTAGCTTCACGTAAGGGTAACGCTGTTTTAACTTCAGACAAGACTGTGTTGGGTACTGACTACCTCTCTAACATCCACGAGTTTTACGACGGTGCTGGTAACGAGGTAATCTTTAGCACTGGCAACAACAAGATTATGACAGGTACGACTACACTGGTTGACGCTACGCCGGGGTCGTACACGATTACAGATAACGATTGGAAGATATTTAACTTTAACGATCACGCTTACTTCTTCCAACGTGGCTACGAGCCTCTTGTGTACAGCAACAGTTTAGGCGCAGTTACTAAGATGTCCAGTGTTGCTGGTGCGTCTGTAACTTCTG